AAAGCAACATTAATTCATGAATTAGCACATTGCTATATAGACAATTATATAACACATTGCGACAAACAATACACAGAAGAAGATGTCGCAGACATAGTATCAAATTCTTATGATGTTATTCATGAAATAGTAGATAAATATTTCGAGGTAAAAAATGAATATAAATAAAAATATAAATAAACTATTATATGCCTTGGCTATAAAAGGACAAATATACAGAATAAATAGTTTTCAATTTTATAGTGAAAAAAATAGTAAGTATTGTACTAAATATCAAATATTAAAAAAAGAACAAGTAGAAATATACAATGAAAAAACAAACGAGTTTGAATTACAAGATAGATACAAACAGAAAGAAGAATGTTATAGTAAAGTAGATGTAATGAAATATCTAATAGATGAACATAGAAAAGGAAGTGAGGCAAATGGAAGATGAAAAAATAGAAGAAGAATACAATTTATTGACAGAGATGCAAAAAAGATTTATTGATTATTACATAGAAACTGCAAATGCAACAGAAGCTTGTAAAATGGCTGGCTATAAAGGAAAAAATCTTAATAGAATAGGTTCACAAAACTTGTCAAAACTAGACAAATTTATAAAGATAAAACTTCAAGAAAAAGAAAAACAAAGAATAGCCTCACAAGATGAAGTATTGCAATATTTAACAAAAGTAATGCGTGGAGAAGAAAAAGACCAATTTGGATTAGATGCTTCATTACAAGATAGAACTAAATGTGCAGAATTACTAGGAAAAAGATATGGTACATTTAAAGAAAAAGTTGAAGTGGCTGGGAATATACCAGTGGTGATAACTGATGATATTACAGAATAAAATAATAAACAAAAATACACAACAGCAAGTAAATCGAATATCATTACAAAGCATAGTTGGAAAAGGCTATGCAGAATATTGGCATTGCAAATGTAGATATAGAGTATGCAAAGGTTCGAGAGCAAGTAAAAAGTCAAAAACAACAGCATTATGGATAATAAGTAATATGATGAAATATAAAGAAGCTAATACACTTGTAATTAGAAAAACATTTAGAACATTAAAAGATAGTTGTTTTACAGAATTAAAGTGGGCAATACATAGATTACAAGTAGATAGTTTTTGGGAAATAAAAGAAAGTCCATTAGAAATGACATATAAACCTACAGGACAGAAAATATATTTCAGAGGTTTAGATGACCCATTGAAAGTAACATCAATATCAGTAGATATTGGTGTTTTATGTTGGTTGTGGATTGAAGAGGCATACGAAATAACAAAAGAATCTGATTTTGATGTAATAGATGAAAGTATAAGACGGAGAAGTACCAGAAGGATTATTTAAACAAATAACAATAACATTAAATCCTTGGAATGAACATCATTGGATTAAGAAAAGATTTTTTGATGTTAAAGATGATGATATATTAGCAATGACAACAAATTATCTTTGTAACGAGTGGCTAGATGAGGCGGATAAAAAAGTATTTGAAAGAATGAAGAAAAATAATCCTAGAAGATATCAAGTTGCAGGATTAGGTAACTGGGGTATAGTTGATGGATTGGTTTATGAAAATTGGAAAGAAGAAAAATTCGAATTAAATACAATAAGAAACTTAGATAGTGCTTTTGGATTAGACTTTGGTTATACAAACGATCCAACAGCACTATTTTGTGGTGCAATAGATTTAAAAAACAAAAAGATTTATGTATATGATGAAATATATCAAAAAGGAATGAGTAACAAAGCGATATATGACCAAATAAATCAAATGGGCTATTCAAAAGAAAAGATAACGGCAGATAGTGCAGAACCAAAGTCAATAGATGAATTAAGAGGATTAGGATTAAGGCATATTACAGGTGCATTAAAAGGAAAAGATAGTATAAATAATGGTATTCAATTCATACAAGACTTTGAAATAATAATACATCCTAGATGTGTGAATTTTATAACAGAAATAAGTAACTATACTTGGGATGAGGACAAGTTTGGTAACAAAATAAATAGACCAATAGATGATTTTAATCATTTGATGGATGCAATGAGATATGCAGTGGAAAAATATATAAATCAAAAGAAATTACAATTTGGATATAACAGTATAATGTAAAGGAGAAAAAACAATGAGTTTTGTAGAAAAAATACAATATAAAGATGAGTTTTTAAATAAAGCAAATATAAATCAAAATATAAGTATGTTATGGGGAAAAGCATTGCCAATATTTATGCATAGAAAATATTTGCAAGATAGATTTACAAGAAAATATGATCAAAAGGACGTTGTTGTTGCACTTGAATATTATATAAGTATTATTGCAAGTGGATATTTTGGAGGAAAAGAACCTCAGTTTAAAGTAAAAAATATAAATGAAACTCAAAAAGGGATTTTAAATAGAATATTTAAAAGAATATTTGGAGAAAAGAATGATCCAGAGGACTATCAAGCTATTATTGATTATATTGCAAAATATAATGACAATGGTAGCTTTTTTTATGACTGTGTACTTGATTATATTACTACAGGAGCATGCTATGGATTGGTATATGAAAACAAATATAATGAAGAGGTATATGCAAATGTTTCAAGTTTAAATACAGTAGCAATATGGAATTATGACGTACCAAGTACAAAAATAGGCTTATTAAGATGTTGGTATGAAAATACAGCTACAGGTGGAATTGAAACACATTTAGAAATAATAACCAAAGATTACAAAAAACAATTTGTGGATGGTATAGAAAAGAAAATAATTACTGAAAATGCTGAATATAAGTTTGAAGAAGTAGACGGTACTAATACACCAATAATGTGGACTGATTTACCTTGTTTTGCTGTAGAAAATCCTTATGGAATGGCTTTTTTTGAAAATGTTATGACTTTAATAAATAAAAATGAAAAAGTAATTGAAAATAATGCAAATATTTTTGATTATAATGATAATGCTAAATTGAAAGTAACAGGATTTTCTCCAATGAATGATCCGTTAATACCACTTTTGAATGATAAAGGAGAAGAGCAAAAAGATAAAGAAGGAAATGTAATAATGACCAAGAATCCTGCAAGAATGCAAGAAGATGATGCTATATTAAATGCAAAGGTATTCTATACGCCAGATAAAGATGGAGACATAGACTGGATCATAAAGGATATAAATGATACTGCATCAGAAAATCATAAAAAAACATGTTTAGATATGGCACTTATGATTTCAGGAGTACCGAATGTAACAGATCAAGGTTTCACTGATGCTGATAATGCAGCAGCTTTAGAAAAGAAGTTTTTTCCTTTAGAACAAGTATTACAACAAGCACATCATTTATTTAGGAAAGAATACCTAAGAATGTGGGAAATGATAACAGCAAGAATTAATTTAAAGAAAAATAAAGAGTATGACTTTAGAGATATAGATGTTATATTAATACGTAATTTGCCTACAGATACAGAAAGCTTAACAAATGCTTGGTTAAAATTAAGAGGCTTAATAAGTGATAAGTCAATTATAAGTCATTTACCATTTGGATTAGATGCAGAATCAGAAATTGCTGAAATGGATAAACAAAATGAAGAGAATATTCAAAAGAATTTACAACAAATGCAAATGATGGGACAAACAGGAGTAGAGCAAGATAACAAAGAAGACAAACAGGACGACAAAGTAACAGATTTGACAGATACACAAAAAGCACAAAAACTAACAGCAGACAATAAGAAAGAGCAAACAAAAGTTGGCAATAAGCAAATCAATAAAGAATAGAGGTGTTTTATATGTGGAAAGTACATGATAATTATATGAGACAGTTAAAACAACTATATAATAAAACATCAAAACAAACGCAAAATAGACTTCAAGAATTACTAGATACATTTAATTTTACATCAGAAAATATATATAATATAGCAGATAATAAAACTAAAAAAAGAATAAATGTTTACATAGAATCTTGGAAAGAACAGGGATTGTTAAAAAATAACAATTATTTTAGTGTATTAGCAAATAATATTTACAGAAGAACACGAGTAAAGAATAGTGAAATACTAGAATTGCTTATTTATAGTGCATACATAGAAGAACAAAACAAACTTGAAGAACAAGAAAGACAAATAATGTATGAAGATGCCAATTATTATTACGAACAGGGTCAACAAGAGGTAAACAAAAAGAAAAAGCCATCAATATTAACGATGGCTTTATTTCTTGCATTATTAGACCAACCAAATTATAGTGGCTTTAATTGGAAACAGTATATTGAAGCAACAATACAATATAATGCACAACAAATATATAAACAATTAATTTTAAATATACAACAACAAAAAAGCCTAGAAATTAATTCTAATGAGTTTCAAATAATAATAAATAGGCAAAATAATCAAAAAATTAATATAAATAATGATAAGATATCAGGTGCGGTAGATTTACAAATGATTGGATTAAATAATCTAGCAAAAGCAGAAGGAATAAAAGAAGTAACAGAAGATAATTCAAAAGTTAGATTTATTGCAGTAGAAGATGATAAGACAACTTTAATGTGTGATAGTTTAAATAATCAAGAGTTTTATATTAACAAAGAAAATGTATTTGATAGATATTATGGTGAGACACAAAAAGAATTAACAGTACAAAGAATTAGATGCAATGGATTAGTACTAGGCTTAAATCTTCCACCAATTCAACATCACTTTCATTATTGCAGAAGTACGATTGTGTATAATCCTAATAATGAGCATATTGAGTTAGAAACAGAAAAACGATTTAATATATTTGATACAAAATTTGAAAAAGATATAAAAGAAAAATACAATATTAAAAAAATGAATACAAGGCATATAGATAAAGAAGTTTTAAAAGAATTATTAAACAATATGAGTAGAGCATATAATGATTTTCCAAATATAAGAGGAAAGATTAAAAAAATAAAAGAAATAGACCATCCAAATGGTGGACTAGCAGTAGAATTACAAAAAGATGGAACATATGTAATGTATATAAATAAAAATGAATTTTATAATGGTAAAGTTCCAAAACAATTATATGAAATGGATGTTAAGAAGCATTTTCATCCTAACAACACAACTTATAAAGATATGTCAATACATGAAACAGGACATATAGCAGTAACAGAAATAATAAAAAAATTAAATCATAACAATAATAATGCAATAGTTTTTGATAGCGAAAATAATATAACAGTAAATAAAATATTAAATAAAGCCTTGAATAAAATAGGTGTAAATGATATAAAAGAAAAAGATTTACTAATAAGAAATATTTCAGGATATGCATATAAAGAAAGAGGACAAGAAATTATTGCAGAAGCATTTGCAGATTATTATGCTAATAAACAAAATGCTTCATTACTGAGCAAAAACATAATAGAAGTTATGAAAGGAATGATTTAATATGATGCCTATGGAACACCCTTGGACAGATTGGCAAATAGATACATTAGGAGAAGAAAAACCTTGGAAATGGAAAGAAAATACACCAAAAGAAATAATAAAGCAATATGAAAAATGGAAAAAATATCATAATAAAATGATAAAAGGTAAATTTTAGCACTTACTAGCAAGTAGGTGCTTTTATTATGGAAAGAAGGCGAAAAAATGAACGATAGAGCAAAATATTTAGCAGTAGATGAAGAAAAAAATAACAGAATACAACATATAAGAGAATGTTTCTCAATTATCTATGATGAAATTGATTTAAAGTGTAAACCAAGTAGAGAAACATCATTAGCATTAACAAAATTAGAAGAAGCACAATTTTGGGCTATAAAAGGAGTAACAAGGGAGGATAAATAATATGTTGTTATTAGTCTTAATATTAAGCATTAAATTGCAAATGCAGACTTGATATTGGATTATATTTACTATAATTACAATATTTAGACCTGTTATATGGGTATTTAAATATAATTTTGCTGATGGATATATGAAAGCAAAGGGAAAAAGACAATAAATAAGTTATTAACATTTTATAATTATAAATTTTTAGACGTAGACGTATGTCTATTTTTTTATGCCTTTTTACTGATTGCAGGCTATAAAGAACAACAGAATACAAATTCGCAATGGCTGGGGCTTTAGGCAATGGCTGGGGCAAAAGGAGTAAAAAATGGAAGGACAAGACAATAATCCAAACAATGCTAATACTGGGGCAAATAATGAACCAGTGGGAGCAAATAATCCAAATGCAGGAACAAACAATAATCCTGTAACGTTTGATGATTTCTTAAAAGACGGAAAGAATCAAGCAGAATTTGATAAAAGAGTTCAAAAGGCTATAAATACAGCCAAAACAAATTGGGAAGAAATAATGAACAGCGAAAAAAGTGAGGCTGAAAAATTAGCTAAAATGAACAAAGAGCAAAAGCTTGAATATCAAGCACAAAAAGAAAGAACAGACAAAGAAAAAGCACTTGCAGAATTAAATGCTTATAAATTAAAAGAACAAGCAACCAAAATAGCAAGTGAAAAAGGATTGGATATATCTTTATTGACTTTCTTTAATTTTGAAACAGTTAAGGCAGAAGAAATTAATTCAAAAATAGAAGAAGTTTCAAATGCTTTTAATAAAGCTGTTGAAAAAGCTGTAAATGAAAGATTAAAAGAAGATACTCCAATACAAAAAACAGGTATTGATAATACAAAAAGCAAATCAATAGCTAGATCAAGTTATTAAAAAATAGGAGGAATAAAAAATGGGAGAAATTACACAAGAAGCATTAAACATAATGCTACAAGATGGTAAAACAAAGGATAATTTAAAACAAGTATTAAGTGGAGTACTAGAAAACGTTGCTTCAAGAGCAGTATCGGAACAAATAAAAGCTAAAAATGGTTCTGGAAGCCCAGAAGGTGGAGTAATTGAATATAAAAGATTTGTAAACGCAGAATTAAAAGATAAAGGTACTGCAAGAGCTGCTGGAAAAGGTGATAAAGTAAAAGCTAAACCAGTAAAAGTTGTTATTGATACAAATAAAGAAATTGTAGAAGAATTACAAGGGAAAGACGTAAAACTTTACGGCATTGATGGCATGGCTGAAAAAAGAAAAGTAAATCATCAATCAGCTATTATAAGATACTTAGATAGAGAATTTTTTGCCAAAGTATTAGAAGGAACAGAAGTACAAGCAAAAGACAATATTCAAGATACAATTGATACTTTGTTACAAAAAGCAAGAACATTAAGAAATGATTTTATTGATGGAATAGAATCAGATTTATTAGTAATTGTTGTTGATAGCAAATACAGAAAAGGAATGAAAAAAATTCTTGACGATTTACCAAACGGAACAGATCCAAAGGAACAAGCAATTGGTATGTATGATTCTGTTAGAGTTTATGAATCAACAAGATTACCAGAAGGTGTAAAAGCTGTTGTAATGATGGATGGAGCTATAGCTCAACCATTCTATGTATCAGAATATGGAGCAGAAAAAGTACCATTCGATGATGCTGTAGCATTAGAAGATTTCTTGTATAAAGGAACAAAAGCATTAATGGAAGATACTATATTCTATGTAACAGATGCTTCACTTAAAACTTTAAACGTAACATCAGAAGAAGGAACATCAACTGGAAAAACTAAAATAACTGTTACACCGGCTTTAACTTCTGGAAATAGCTATAAATATAAAGCAGCAGCTAATCCAACAATGCCAGGATATGATGCAGTTTGCACATCTGGATACACAGCTTGGAATGGAACAGACGAAATCACAGCAACAACTGGACAAAAAATAGTAATTGTCGAAGTTGATTCAGCAAATAAGGCTAAAAAAGCAGGAATAGCAACAATTGCTTCAATGGCCTAAGAATAGGAGGCAATAGAAATGGCAGAAACCAGTAATATAGATAAAATAATAGCTGATTTGGGAGCTAATTATAAAGATGACAAAGAAGTTTTAGAAGAAATATTAGAGGAAGTTAGTTCTATTGCCTCTGATATTTCTAACAGACAAAAAGATGATACAAAGTTATTTCCATACATAAAAAAAGCAACAAAAGCCGTATATCTTGCACGAGGTGCAGAAGGAATGACAGGACGTGGGGAAGGTGCTATATCAAGCTCGTATGAAGATATCATGGAAAAATTAAGAAATGACATTATAAAGTCTGGATTAAGGAGGATTAAGTAATGCTATTACGAGATTTAACAAAAGTATATATATCAGAATATGAAGAAATAGAAGACCACGGAGAACCAGATAAAAAATGGAAATATAAAGGACAAGCTTGGCTAAATATGCAAAATGATGTAAACGAGTTAGATAGAAAGTCTACTGGTGAGATTGATTATAGTACTTACAAAGCAAGAACAACAAAAGAATACGACATAAAAAAGGGCGATGGAATATCATTTGATGACATCTCAAAAGTGGAGAAATTTAAACCACAATATAAAGTAACTGACAAAAATAAAATTGGAAGTACTTATGTATATATATGTGAGAAGGTGCAAGGATGATAAGTTTTAATTGTAATTTTAAAGTGAAACATAATTTCAAGAATATAAATGCTATAATTCAAAAATTACCACAAACTGCAAGAGTAATTTCGAAAGATATATTAGAAAACATTAGAGGTTATGCTATAAGATTGGAAAAAGGTCACAACGAAAATGGAATATTAGTAGAGATGATTGATATGTCTACAAAAGAAGTAAAAGGAAGGGTCTATGCTGACCCTTCTAAATTTATGACTGAAAATGGACAATCATATTTATGGTTTGAATATTTTGGAACAGGGCAATATGCGGAACAAGAGCACATAGGAAAAACAAAACATTTTATTGAGTCAGGATATACAGAATGGTATATCCCTGTAAATAAAGTGGGGAGGTCGTTGAGCTATCCAATAGTAACTATTAATAAACAACAATTTTATGTGGCAGTAGGTTCAAAAGCTAATCATTTTATAGGTGATGCAGGATTTGAAAGTAGAAGTGAAAATGTGGAGATAGCGAAGAAAAGATTAAATGAAATGTTAAAGGAGTGTACAAAATGAAAGATTTAAGCGAATTAGAATTTAGCGATTTAGTATATGAAAAGCTAGAAAATTTGTATAAAAACAAACCAATTTTAAGTAATCCAAATACAGAAAGTAAATTTCCTATATTGGAATTACATACACCTTTAAAGTCAGTAAATCTAACAGAAAACGGATTTCCAATTCGTTCTACATTTCAAATATCAGTAACTTGTTGGAATGAAAAACAACGCCAAGCAATGAAAATGATAGATGAAGTTGATAAAAAACTTCAAGAACTTAATTTTACAAGGACGAATACCAGTCCTGCAGTATATGATCCTATATTGCAAAAATACGGTATAACAATAACTTTTGAGGTTCGTTATAATTCAATAACGGCCTCTTTTAATTTAAGATAATAAGGAGGAATTAGAGATGGAAGGAGAAACACCAAAAGCAACGACACCACAAGTTGCTATGAAAGCTGAGGTATCATATGCACCAACTTTAACAGGAGAAAAAACAAAAATAGGTTATGTTCAAAAAATTGGACAATTAAAAACTCTAAAAGAGGGACAAACATATAGTGCTTTAGATTTAGAAGAAGAAAGAATGGCTAAAGGAAAAAGAAAAGCGGAAACAGTTGATATAGAAATGATGTTCATACAAGAGACACATAAAGTTATTCAAGCTATAGCAGATGCAGATACATCAATATACTTATTCGTAAAATATCCAGAATCAACAGCATCAGTTGCTACTAAGCCATTGGTTCAAACTGTTAAATGTACTGTAGATATTGCAGGACAAGAGATAAACGATGGAGATTTCATAAAAGATACTATGAGGGTTTACAAAGAAACAAAAACAGTTGAAACAGATGGATATCCAGTTGAAGGAGATTCAACAAAATTTTAATTTAGGAGAAGGCACAAGCCTTCTCTCTTTTGCAAAGGAGAGAATTAAAGATGATTATAGAAACAAAAAATAAAACAATTAATTTAGTACTAAAAACAAGAAAAATAGTAGACATAGCTAATCTACTAAAAAACAAAAATTTTGAAGAAGTATTTATAAAAGCATATTCTATATTAGATATAGAAGCATTGTCAAAAATAATATTTAAATTAGCAGAAAATGAAAACGGTGAAAGTATATTCACATCATCAAGTGAAGTGTATGACTTTATGGATGATTGTAGAGCAGAAGGAATAACTATAAGTGAATTATATGCAAAGATAGCAGAGACATTGAATAATGAGGGTTTTTTCAAAAAGAAAATGAACAAGAAAGAACTAAAAGAAATAACATTAAATCCATTATTAACAATGAATACAGACAAATTATTGGAAAAAGCAGTAGAGAATGCAGCCAACAGAGTAGTGGAAAAAGAAATAATGGCTCAAAAAGATAAAAATGATAAAAT